GGATCAAGACAAATATCAACCGAAGAAATGAGTTTCATAAATTCTATTGTTCCTCTTTCAGAACAAAACTCAATTCTGTTTCTATTTTCAGGTGAGAACTTTTGACGTGTAATTTCATCAAATTCAACATCACCAGTTGAAAGTAATTTCAAAATTGAGTTTTCGGTTTGCGTTAAAATGGTGTCCCATACGGCCAGAGTTTTGTCTCCAATCTTTCTTGGATTGTTGAAACACCCATAGGTTATGTGGCCATTCACGATATATGGTTCGACTGAAACATCAGGACAATTTTTTGGTGGTGAATAGAAAAGAGTCCCATCGACTTTATGAATTTTCTCTGTATAGAAGTTTCCGTCGGAAATCATATTCGGATGAACTATCTTATGTTCTATTGCAGGTACACCAATTGTGTTTAGAAATCCTAACCAACTTATTTGGATAGGTGCCGGTTTTCTTGCAAACACACCTAAACGGTTTCCTCTTGTATGTCCGTTCAAGTCAACAAGAATGTGAATCTTATCCTTTATGATTTGTTCAATTAGTTTATCATCTGAAAGATTGTCAACCTTTCTATACGTTCCACCTGCTTTAAATAGTTCAGTTATATCGTCTTCCACAAAAGAGTTATGGTAAAAGAACGGATTGAATTTCTCGCGGTTATGGTGTGGAAGAACACCTTTTGTAAAATAAGCAACTGCGTGATTTCTAAAATCAGATGATACATAACCAACGTTTATTTTTTCCGTCGGTTCATGGGATATAGGTTGTGGATTGGGTAGAGACTCGTAAAGTTCAACATAATGTTTAAATCTTTCTTCTCTACCCATATCCACATAATTCATAGACAACAACATATCACTCCAAGCAGAAACATCTTCTTTTTTGTTAGAGATGTCTATCTTGTATCGTTCCATTGCCTCGTTCCACTTACCCATCAGACATAGGGCGTTTGCGGTGTGCATACTTATCCGTTTATAGTGGGGGTCTATTTGGATAAGTTTATCGGAAATGAACATTGCTTTCTTCCATTCACCAACCCTAAAAAGAACGGCGGCAAGGTCGAAGAGTGCATCTTTATTGTTCCCATCAATCTCCAAGATTCGTTCATAGAACGAAATTGAACTCGTGTAGAATCCAATGTCTGCATAAAGAAGTGCGGAAATATAAAGTAGTTCTATGTTATTCGGGTTTTGTTTTAGAGCACTTTCTGAAAGAAAGATTGCCCTATCGTAATTACCCGAATACTTTTGTTGTTCTATGAGACCTATTATGTATTCCATATTTTGTACAGCATACGGGAATTGAACCCGTGTTACCGCTGTGAAAGAGCGGTGTCCTAACCCCTAGACGAATGCTGCGTTTTATCTTACAAATCCATCAATCTTATCGTGTTCCTTTACTATCTTCCACCCATAGTTGAAGATGAACATACCAGCTACTTCTTTTGCCTCGGACTTCGGAACCTTCAATTCCTTTGCATATTCATCTATAAACCACTTTGTAAAGTCCACGTCATCTTTTAATGGCCATTCTCGTAGGGTGTACCAGTATGGTTGTTGGGCAAATTCTTCATCATACCCATCAAATCCAACACGACGGAACATTTCATCGAGTGCTCGTGTGTAAAATTCTTGTTCTTTTTGTTTCTTTGTTTTTCTCATAGTACAAGTATACGGAAAATTTTTGTTATTTCCAAATAAAAAACCCGTCGAAATAGACGGGTTTAGAAAAAATCTTTTATAACAATAAGATTATTATATCTGATTAATACAATCTTACAAACTCCAATTCTTCTTTTCCTCTGAAGTTAGTATATATATTGTTCCGGTCATTCGGTTTCATATATAAAGAATTGAGGTAATCCATTGATTTTTGTTCATCTTCACGGAAGGCAATAAATACAGTTGACATAATTTCTCCGTTGAACGGATAGAATAAACCTCTGTTTGGCAAATTCGTTCTTCTATTAAGAATACCACCGACATATCTAAATTGCTTATTTCTTAAAGCATATGGAATTTTCTTTAAAACTTTATTAGTATCTTGATTTAGGAACTTTTCTTTTCTATTAGCAACTGATCCAGTGCCCCCTGCTTTAACACTACTCATACTTGAAGTATATGATGGTGAGGTGGCCGTTGCACCCTGTGTTATTTGCGGAAGGTATTTAGTGAGTATTTTTGGATTCAATAATTTTTTCAATGATTCGAGGTAATTTCTCCCATTTGATACAAAATCAAAAATTCTGTCTGTTGCCTTTTCCCATTCATCCCGTGAAATACCACCCTTTGGTGTGGTGAAATCCATAGAGATACCACCTTTTGTACTAAATTTATCGTATTGTCCTGCAACACCAATGGTAATACTACCAAATGGTGTAATTAGTGTGGCTGAATCACCACCAACCTTTATAGATAATTTTGAATCAAACTGAGACTTAATTGTCTCTGCTTCAGATATTGTTTCACTCAAGACATTCTTCTTAAATTTCTCTTGAATCTTTCTACCTTCTTCCAGTAGGTCTTTCATTTTTAACATAATTAATTCTCCAAAAAAAAAAATTGTTCTTATCTATAAATATACATCAATTTCATTAAATAACAAAATATTTTTAAAGAGCCCGATAAACTGCCTCGTATTCCTTACCATTCAATCGTTGTTTGGCAAGAGCAAGTAAATCTTTCGATACTTCATTTCTGAATTGTGTCAATCCATAAGGCATTGACTTCATTTCGTCTTGAATGTCTTGGATAGACTTCATCACCTTTTCCATCTTTTTATTGTTGAAGAACTTTGCTAGTTCTGCAAGTGCATCGTTGTGATGGTTTTTATCAGTTAATCCTTCCATCTTTTTAACAAGGTCAGCAACCTTCTTTGAGATTTGGATTTCTTCCGCTTCTTTGATAGAACGTTTGATTCCTTTGAGTTCTTTATTTGCTTCTGAAAGAAGTTCTTTTCTTGATGAAAGTTTCATTTGTATCTCCGATTAGAAATTCTCGTATATCCTATAAATATCAACTAATTTCCGTTTTCTTACGGGAGAGCAAAAAATAAAGTCCAAAAAAGAATAGCGCTACCCCATAGAATATAAGATCGGTAACGACGTAGCTTCCTGTAAGTTTTGTAGTGAAAGCAAAGGCCGCATCGAATCCAAGAGGATTGAAGAACGTGCCTAAAACCAAGAAGATTTTTGCGATGTTTTCTTTTCTTTTCCACGTTTTCAAAACTTTCATTTAGACTTCCCATGTATTTACCTTGTGGTGGAACATCAGTTATTTAGCAAAGAGTGATAACCATAACTTCTCAGTTATACTCAAATAGACATCCGCCTTGAAATTTCTTCCAAAGTGAAGTATTTCTTTTTCATCATTACCGCCAGAAAAATCATTGGATTTAGTAAATATGTATTTCATCAGATTTTGGTTGAAAAGAAATTCATCCGTTTGTTTTGTAGACAACAACACACCCGATGCGTAAAAGAATGAAGTTACCTGTTTTGGATCAGTTGACCAACTTTGAACAGGTCTATTTGGAGTGTAGGATATTGGATTCACATACCTAAACATTGTATATTTTTTTATCGTCTCCCCTATTTCCCAATCTTCTTTTTTTGTTTTATGTATCATATCCAAAAGTTTTTGATTTGGTTTTTCCAATCCTCGATATACCATTGTTCCGTTTGGAGTTTCTGGTAAGAGAACCTGTGGAAATACTTTTGCTGCTTTTTTTAGAATATCAAATTTTGAATACAATACATCAGCAGTTCTGTCAGACGACTGTTCTACCCACGATTTTAGTATGTGTAATAGTTCTCTTTCGTATGGTGTATTTTCTTCCCCACCTGTATAATCTTTCATTTGTATAGAGATACCTTGCATCTTTGCAATTCTTGGGTCTTCACCGAAGGCAACCTTACCAAAGTTATCTTCTACTTCATCTTCTTGTAATATGTTTTTGAGTTTTATCATTTATTACTTGACGTACATCTTGACCAAATAGGCATACGAACCTTCTTCCACAGCAATCGTTACCGGTTTACTATATGTCTTACCAAAATGTAAAACTTCTCTTTCGTCGTCGCCCATCATAATTGCAATAAACTTGTGGTTGAATAAAAAGGTGTCAGTTTGTTTTGTCATAAGTAAAGCCGTCTTACCAAATTCTAGTGCAACGGGCTTGTGGTCTGTCCAACTTTGAATTAGATTTTCTGGTTGGTATTCAATTGGTTTAGAACAAACCATATATGTTCTCTTACCGATTTTTTCTTTTGTCCAATCTTTCTTTGAAGTTGTACCCTTCTTGAAGAAATCTTTTAGAGTTTGTGGCATCATACTCAAACCACGATACAAAACAGTTCCATTTGTTGTAACTGGTTTGAAAATTTTTGGGTAGGCATTTTTTGCGTCTTTGAATAATTCAAAGTGTTTGTAAAGTTTAGCGGCGGATTGTGGATTCATACCAGTCTGAAACCATGATTGTAAAATCTTCCCTATTTCTGCTTCTGTTTTTGTATCTTTCTCACCGGCGACTTTACCTTGAAGTTTTGCAATTTCATCGGGGTAATTGTTATAAGATGTCTTTTGTCCGAATGCAACATTTTGGAATACTGGTTCAGATTCAGCTTCGGTGATGATTTGTTTTAGTTTTATCAAGGTAATCTCCGTTATATTTAGATATACCTATAAATATGATACCACCGGCAATTTAGTCCAACCATCCATCTCGGATATTTTCATGGAAATTCCCCAATACATCACATAACACTCATCACCAATAAGGGCAACATCTGAAATCAAAACCTCTTCACCCCGTCTAAATAAAATCTTCTGACCACGTAGATGTTTCGGTTGAACTATTCTCGGATCCACTTCGTTCTCTAACTGCAACATTTGTTATTCCTCTCTGATGTTTGGGTTCAAACGGGCAATGTTTACAACCCGATGAACAACAAAAACCACGGCGAAGGTGATACGTTTCCGTAAACACCTTCTTACCGTGGTCATTTATGTAGTAATCTTCCTCTTTACTTTCCATTTTACTTCGCGGCCTTACCCTCGGCAATCGACTCACGATTATACGGCGTAATCAGCTTCTTGATGGAACCCAAAGCTTTACGTGCATCTCCTGCACCCTTCTTGAACTTTGAGTTGTGTCCCTCTGTAAACTGATTGAACAAAGTTGTAATTTGTTCGTATAGTTCTTGTTTTGACATAACGTGTCTCCTTTTAGTAAACAATCGGGATTAGTTCCCGTTTTGATAAATATAGTTCATTATTTTATTTCAATGCCATAGTCGATTATAGTTGACGATGATATACCAAGATTTTTCCAAATTACACCATCATTCTTTGCCTTCTGAATAAAAACATCTGGTGATTTCAGAAAATCATTGGTAGTTAGTTTGTATGTATCAATTATCGTTCTAACAGCTTTTTCCAATCTTGTCTTGAAATAATTTGGTTTTTCAATTCCTTTATTCCATGGCGTCTTTCCATTCAATCTTTTTGATATTTTCATTTTTGCATCAGCCGAGTGTTGCCTACCATACATTCCATTATTTTCACCACTAACAGCAATTGACATCTTCAAACGATATTCTTCACTTTGCATAAAACTCTTATCATAAATCCGGCCTCGCATACTTTCAATATGTTTTTGAGTTTTTGGTTTTCCAGTCAAAGCTCTTCTTATTTTTTCCTTTGATTCAGAGGAATGTTTTCTACCCAAAAATGATTTTTGCCGCTCTCTTGATTTCAAAGAGAATAATCCATTAGGCCAAGTTGCAACATTATATCCAACATTTCTGTTAGTTGCATCATAATGTTTTATCCAAAATAATTCACGTGCATTCAAGTTTTCTTGGGTATCACACCTCTCAATAATTTCCTTCTTGAAATTATCCTTACCATATTTTTTTATGGCTTTCTTGATATATGTCCCACTTCCGATGTAATTATCATCATCATATACACTTTGACCAATGTATATTTTCCCATTCACCAAATTGGTGGTCTTGTAAATAATCATAGGAGTCCTCCCGTTGTTATTAGTAAGTTTGTGTTCACTAATAAATATGGGATAAAAATAGAAAAGCCAGTTGTTTGGGAGATTGACAAGTGGGTTGAACACAAACTATACAATCGCAACTGGCTCTTCATTACTCAATAAATCAAACTATATCACATTTCCCGCCAGCACAGGCGGCTTCCTGCGAATGTTCGGTGTTATCATCAAATTCTATAACGGTCGATAAATCCACATCCTTCAAAGTTTCCATCAACTGATGATACTTCTCTTCCGTAATATCTTCGAATGGGCTCTGAATATATGAGTGATCGTTGAATGGCAACACAGAGACGCCGTTGTAGTGTTCACGATTTTCCCATAACCACTGACCTACTGCCGGCCATTCGTTCTCACGGATACTTACGGTAGCAGAAATGTTGTGAGAGTTCATTCCGTTTCTATGACCCGGACGGATCCAATTTTGACTGAACCATTTTACTCTTTCAAGCAATTGTAGTGGAGATTCAGTTCTCAAAATAGAACCCTCCGGTGCCTTTTGTGGAACACCAATAACAGCTGTATCGTGTGGTCTGAAAAATTCGTCCTCTACTAATTCCGGATGATGAAGTGCAAGGTGTGTATAGATTGATTCATTCTTACCGACGCGAATTCGGCGTAGATAATAGTCATTGTGCCATGCGTGGATTCCAGATGAACAGCCGAGTGTGAGAGACGAGGTTCCTGCCGGCTTGATTGTTGTGATACGAGCAGCTTTGTTGATTCCAAGTATTCCGGCCAATCTCTCATTTTCTTCTTTTGCAACTTTCGTCGCAGCTTTTACATCCAGCTTTTGAGCCGCACCTGAACCAATACCTGTCATACCGACTCCGAGTAGTGCGTCTTTTTCTGTTGTTCTTTGCCAAATAGGACGAAGGTAGTGGAAGTCCGTATAAGTTGCCTGTAAAGTTCCGATGAATGTTGCAGCTCTTACTCTATCTTCCAAGTCCTGTTGGTCAACAACATCTGAAACATTTACTTCACATAGATTACAGAATTGGAATGGACGAAGACCAATCTCACAACATGGGTTTGTTCCCCAATCCTTATCGTTTGAGAAGTAAATACCTGGCTCACCTGCATTTGACAATTCAATCTTCTTCCAAAGTCCCTTGAAGAATTCTTCTGTTACCTTACTACGAAGTAATACCGCCGAGTTATTTGCACGTCCACGTTGAGGATTCAATTCCCACCAAGCACCGAACTTACATGAAACCATATCGTCATCGTCAGCGGAGAATAGAGA